CCCTCCCGTCTAATTTGTCAATTTTGAAAAGGGGGTATACCTCGGAATCTTAGGTATGGGTAGAAAAAAGAAGACAGCGGAGGAGCGAATAAAGGACGGCACTTATCGCAAGGACCGGGACACGGTAGAGGTATCGCTGCCTTTGCCTGCTGTTGGCTTGCGTCCAGCCCCTACGGATATGCCTTTAGTTGCGGTTGACTTGTGGAACGCGACGTGTGACGCGCTGGATAAGGCAGGTGTGCTAATTGCTTTGGCTTACCCTCAAATAGAGAATTATTGCTTAAGCTACTACGTATGGCAGCAACACAAAAAGATTTTGTATGTAATGGCTGAACCGGGCACAGAAACTTTCTCGAATGGCAACAGGGGCACAAACAAAGACTTCGAGGCTGTAGTAAAAGCTAGAGGGTTAATGTCTGCATTTGAGGCTGCATGGGGCTTAACGCCTGCTGCTGGTTTGGCAATAAACCCGCCGGATAATTCAGATAACGAGTTTGATATATGATTTGTAGCGCTGGCAACATTGATGAAAGCAAATACTACTTTGACGCTGTTGCAGCGGAAAGGCCTATTAGGTTTTTTGAGCAAATATTGATTCATGTTCAGGGCGAAAAAGCCGGGCATCCCTTTGTATTAGAAGATTGGCAAAAGTTCCATATTCGTAATGTTTTTGGCTGGCTGAACAGGGAAACGGGAGACAGAAAGCACAGGTATTTTTATCTGGAAATCCCAAAAGGTAACGGCAAATCGGCTTTTATATCGGGGTTGGCGCTGTATATGAATGCGGTAGACGGCCCTAAAGGAGCGGAAACATATTGTGTTGCGGGCGATACAAACCAAGCAAGAATTGTATTCGATGCCTGTAAAAATATGATTCTTGAGAACCCGCGGATTAAGGATAAATTCATCCCCTTGCAATACAGTATTACCCACAAAAAGAGCGGGGGGATTATAAAGGTGCTTAGTTCTGACACGGCGGGTAAGCACGGTTTTAGGCCTTACTTTATAGCTTTTGACGAAATGCACGTACAACCGAACCGGGAACTGTACGACGTTTTGACAAAAGGTATGATGAAAAGCAGGAACAGCCTTTGCGGAATGATTACGACGGCGGGGGAAATCGGGACTTTTGCGGAAGAAATGCACGATACTGCTGTAAGCATTGCAAACGGCCTTATTGAGAATGAATATTGGTATGTAAGTATCTATTCAGCGTACAACGAACGAGGTGAGCCGCCTCTCGACGACCGGCTATTTGATGAAGACGTAATTGCTCTGGCAAACCCTGGCTATGGTACAATTATCCGGCCTGCTGACTTTGATATTATTGTTCAGGATTCAAAGGCGCAAAAAACAGGTATGGCTTCTTATAAGCAATTACACTTGAACGTCTGGGTAGGATCTTTAAATGCTTACATAAACGTAATTGATTACCGTAAATGCAATTACGGCGAAGTGGATTTAGACTACCACGCTAAGAACAATACTGTTTGCTTTGGCGGGCTTGATCTTGCCAGTACGGAAGACTTATCGGCGTTTGCGTTGCTGTTTCTTCCTGATGACGCTATGCCTGAAATTTACGTCTGGCATTGGTGCCCGGAAGATACAATAATAGGCCGCTCCAAAAACCAAAACGTGAATTATATGCGGTGGGTTGAGGACGGCTTTATAATGACTACTCCGGGCAACGTACAGGACAAGGATAGAATACAATCATTTATTGCCGACGCTTGCGAAAAGTACAATGTTCAGGAAATCTTTGCTGACCCTTCCTTTCATCGTGCTGTTTTAGGCAGCTGGATTGATGCTAATGACTTGCCTATTGTCCCTTTTACGCAAACGGCCAACAACTTTACGGAACCTACAAAGCAGCTGAAAATATGGTCAATGACGCAAGGCATAAACGTAGGGGATAACCCTTTGCTCGAATGGCAAATAGACAATACGATGGTTTACGAGGACGGGAACGGAAAAGTAAGGCCAATGAAAACAATATCCAGGGGTAAGGGCCGTGGATCAGGACGGGAAAAGCGAAAGATTGACGGTGTAGTTGCGTCAATAATGGCAATCGCTGCCTACATGAATGCAGAGGCCGAAAAGCCTAAAGCTAGTGAGATAATGATATGGTAAAAGGACAAACGCCTACCGATATAAGGCGGCAAATTATAGACAGTATGCCAGCGCCTTACAAAGTCCCGTTTCGCCCGAAAATAAGCAGGGTTATTATAGAACCTGTCCGGCTATTTGACTACAAAGCAACTCAACAATAATCATTGAATCCTACCCCACCAAAAGGCTACCACGTTACTGATGATGATATCATAGTACCGATCCCTGAAAAGGTAATAGCTATGCTTTGGTGGGATGGTTATATTGCTATGTTTTGGTTTTTCGTTCAGGAATACGACTACCTGCATAAAAATGCGTGGGAGGCTTGCGAAAGGACTTTGGAAGAGCACAGGATGCCACAACGATATGAAAGCTATGAAAGCTTCAAGGTAATGAAGGGCCGCGTAAATGGGGAAACGCCTTCGGAGATACAGGTTTGGTAATGCTTTTCAAAAACGGTTTTGCGCTGTGAGTAATTGGCGGGGCTTTTTTATGCTTACTGCAAACAGGTAAACTAAGTTTACCGCTACCGCCTTGCCCTGGTCGGAACTTGCACTCATGTTCGCAAGCCTCCGTTCCAATTCGCGCTACCAATCCCTATTTTCTTCAGCACGCGCGGGGGGATTTGGCGGTGGCGTTGTAAAGGCATCGGAGCCAAAAAAGAAAGAGCAAAGAAGCACCACAGTTGCGGACCTCACCTCTTTTTGGGGTGCGAATAAAAATCATATTAGCCGCTCCGGCGAAGTTGTAAACGAAAATTCCGCGCAAACGCTTTCGGCTGTTTGGCGGGCTGTTCGGGTCCGTGCTGAAACAATTGGCTCCCTTTCCTATGATGTTTACACGGATGTAAACGGCGTAAGGCAAAAGGCTCCGAATCACTATGTGGCGCGACTGCTACATTCCCCGCATCCCCTATACAACGGACAAACGCTACTTGAGACGCTGCAAGCGCGGGTGACGCTTACCGGCAACGCCTTTGCTGTCATACAGCGAGATGGAAGCGGACGGCCTTACCGCTTACGCCATGTAGCCAACCACTACGTCCGCATTGATTATAGCGAGGATTCTCAAAAGCTATACTACCACGTACAGAGCAGTAAGAGCAGTAAGATGATGACTGTCGAAAGTACTGACATGATTCATTTGCGGTCCTTGGTGTGGGACATGGAGGATGGATGGGGCAAAAGCCCTATTAAGGCACATCGTGACACTATTGGCTTAGGCATTGCAGGCGCTGGCTATATGTCGGGGCTTATGAAGAACGGCGCTCACCTGTCCGGCATACTCACTACCGACGAAGCGATGACCAAGGAGGTCGCCGAGGCTAACCGGAAAAGCTGGCAAGCTGCCTATGGCGGGCAAAGCAATTCGGGCGGCACGGCGGTCCTGCAAGGTGGAATGAAATATCAATCATTGAGCCTTAGCCCTGCTGATGCAAAATGGCTTGAAGTGATGGAAGCCACAACGGAAGATGTGAGCCGGATTTTTGGCGTTCCGATGCACAAGCTATCTGCTCTTAAGCGTAGCACCAACAACAACATTGAGCACCAGGGACGGGAGTTTGTAACGGATACCGTTCGCCCTGATGCTAACCGTATAGAGGCAGAATTTCAAAAGCTATTCAGCGATAGGTCTGACTCTTATTTCCTGTTTAACCTCGACAGCCTGATGCGTGGCGACACGCAAGCGCGGGCAGCTATGTATTCGATCATGCTGAACACAGGAACGCTCAACCGTGACGAAGTTCGGAGGCTGGAAGGCTTTAACCCTATCGCAAGCGGCGAGGGCGCAATACACCTATACCCTATTAACTACGCCCCTATGTCTGCATTGGGCCGGGACACAAACAATACTACGGAAGTAGTGACAACCGAAAATACTGATGGACAAGAACCAGCCTAACATTGTTGGAAACGGGCCTCAACGCCGCTTTATATCGTCCACATTTGAGCGTGTGGAGGGGGAGGATTCCAACCCGCTGCAAATCCGCGGGCATGGCTCTGTTTTCAATGTAATGTCCGAAGATCTTGGTGGTTTTCGGGAGGTAATCCACAATGGAGCCTTCGACAAAGCATTGATCAATTCCGACATCCGATGCCTTTTCAATCACAACCCTGACTTCCCCTTGGGTAGGGTTTCAGCAGGGAATTTAAGCGTGTCAACGGACGAAATCGGGTTGGCTTACACCTGCGATATGATAGACACGTACACGGCGCGTGACTTGAAAAAGAATATCGACGCAAAAATAGTAACCCAATCTTCTTTTGCTTTTACGCAGGATTGGGAAGACGAAAGCGGAAAAAAATGGGAGTTTGAACGTACAGCGTCCGGCGAATGGATTTTGCATCATTACGAAGTATCGGAATTATTCGACGTATCCCCAGTCACGTACCCGGCCTACAAGGCTGCGGGTGTGCGATCAGCATTACCGGCCTTGGAGCGGGCAAAAGAATCCTTTGAGACGCGCAAAGCGGAACAGGAGGCACAAGAAAAAGAAAAGATCGAAGCGCAAGAGCGAGCAGAACAACAAGCCCTTACCGGGCCTGCTGTTTACCGACAGCGCCAAATCGAAATCAACACGAACCTTATATAACCGGCGGGCAACCTGCCAAAAAAATGCATTATGAAATCCGAAAAGGAATTATTGGAGGAGCGTGCCCGGATCATTGGGCAGCAGACGGACCTCAACAATCGTTCAGTAGGCCGACAGCTTACCGACGACGAAAACGCGCAATGGGATGCCATGCAAGTAGACGTTGCGCGGCTCACTTCCGAAATCCAGCGTAATCGCTCGGTAAAGGAAAATATGGCCTTGCTGGAAGAGCGCAAGAACGAAGCCGCTGGACACCGTGTCCCTGCCGATACGGAAGTAAGCAGCGAAGGCAGTGGTTCGATAACCTACCGCAAAGCTTTCGACAGCTGGATCCGCAAAGGTGTTGGTGGTATGTCCGCCGAATCCCGCGCAGTACTGATGCGGGGCACTAACCCGCAAACCACCGCGACCGATTCGCTTGGTGGCTTTACTGTGCCCGAGGAGTTCAGCAACGAACTGATTAAGGCTATGGCCTACTATGGCGGCATGCTTGACGTTACGAACGTCATCCGTACAGCCTCCGGCGGTGCGATGCCCTTCCCCTATATTGACGAAACTGCTGTAATGGGTAGCTTGGTTGCAGAGAATGGCGCTATACCTGTTTCTGACATGACTTTCAGCTCTAAGACGCTGAATGCCTATATGTACAGCGCCGGGATTATAAAGCTTTCCTTCCAGCTTATCCAGGACAATGGCGTTAACCTGGAATCCGAGATTATGCCTATCCTGGCAGATCGCCTTGGTCGCATTATCAATCTGCACCTGACAACGGGTGACGGTTCTGGCAAGCCTACGGGTGTTGTTACTTCCGCTTCTGCGGGTGTTACGACTACCGCCACGGCTGCCATTACGCGGGGTGAAATTATCGACTTGCAGCACAGCTTGGACATTGCCTACCGCGCAAACGCCCGGTACATGATGAACGACCTTACCATTTCCGCTATCCGCAAGCTGGCACTTGGATCAGGCGACGCAAGCCCACTATGGCAGCCATCCATGCGCGAAGGTGCTCCCGACTTACTGGAAGGCAAGCCTTACACGATCAACAACGACATGGCTTCGCTTGGTGCTGGCAATGTCCCGATCCTGTTCGGTGACTTCTCCAAGTACCGTACCCGCATGGTCCGCGACGTGACCATGGTGGAAATGAACGAGCTGTATGTAGCCAACCTCCAAAAGGGTATGACTGCATTCGCCCGCGTCGACGGTGCCCTGCTTGACGCTAAGGCTGTCAAAAAGATGACTAATGCAGCATCGTAAAGTAACTATGATTCAGGCTTTAGCTGGTAACGATTTCACTTACCAATCTGGTGATGTGGTAGAACTACCAATTGCCGTGGCCGAAATCTGGACTTCACGAGGATTGGCGGAATACGAGGACGAAGCGGAGGGTGATAAGCCCTCCGCGCCTCCCGCTTTTCGCGCCCAAAAAGGAACAAGTAAAAAGAAAATCGAAAAGCGCTAATGTTTGGACGCACGGAAATAATTGAGTTAACAGGCTCCGAGCCTGTAACGCTTGAAGAGGCTAAGGCACAACTACGTATCGAATACGATACAGAGGACACGCTAATTAACCTATACATTTCTGCTGCCCGTACACATTGCGAAAACTTTGTAGGCTTCTCACTAATAGAGAAAACCTTGAAGACGACTTTCGATTGCTTTGGGCCTTACCTGACTGTTTCAGGGCCATTGCACGCCGACGGCATTATCTCTATTGACTACAGAGATGAATACGGGGCTACTCAGACGCTATCTGCTGACAAATACACCACCACGACCGGGAGAACCCTACGCATCTACCCCGCTACCTCAGAAGGGTGGCCGGAGGACGTAGCCACAACGCCCGGCGCGGTGGTGGTTCAGTACAAGGCAAGTGAAGACGTTACGGCAAATATAAAGGCGGCTATGCTGCTAATTATTACGAGCCTTTACGAGAACAGGGACGACAACGTTCGCCGCTTTCCTACTGCCTCAAATCGCCTCCTGGAAATGGAGCGGCAACCAATTTTCGCCTAATGGATAAAGTAGGCAAAATGCGGCAAAGGATTACGGTGCAAACGGCTACCGTAACGCGCGGCGAACTAGGTGGCGAAGTCCTAACGTGGACGGATTCATTTACCGCATTTGCCTCTGTGGAATTCATTTCGGTTGGCAGCGACGAAAAGTTTAGAGCCGAACAATTGACGAACAGGACGGCGGTAAACATAATGATACGAAAGGAAGATCGGGCGATAAGTACCCGTGACCGGATCAAATACAGCGGCTTAATCTATGATATAGATTCTGTTTTGCTAACAGGTGACAGGCATGAATTTTATTTACTTGAATGCTTCCAATTGGGGGAGCAAAAAACCTATTAACGATGCCACAGCTACCAGGGAATGCGAGTGCTATAAATAGCCAGATTGAAGCATGGGTATCTAAGGTTAAAAAGTCAATCAAAGACTTTAATAAACGCGACCGCAAAAAGATACTTGTAAGGGCTTCCCGGCCCTTGGTTAAGGCTGCTAGAAAGATAGCACCTAAATCTGCGAATCCTCACTACCGGGGGGCAGAGCCTAATCGAATAAAGTACAATTCTGGCAACTTGCAAAGGTCAATTAAAAGGATTGAGCTTAAAAAATCGAATGATGCTTTTGTAGGGCCGCAGTTTGCAAAAACTATGGCTCGGGAATACGGCGGCGTGGGCCAACCTACAGATGCTTATTACGCGCAAATGATATACGGTTCTGCTGCTGCTTTTAATGCCAAAGTATTAGCTCCGGCATCCGCACAATCTGAATCCGCTGTACTTGGTGAGGTTAAAAAAGCTTCACAGGTATCAATAAGAAAACAAGCCGCACTAAACGGACTAAAAACCAACTAATGGAAGCTGAAATGGGAGTTTATATGCTGCTTTCTGAAAACGAAGCCCTTTCGGCAATAGTCGGAAGCCGCATTTACCCCGTCACGCATCCACAAAACAGCCCTATTCCTGCCTTGGTATACAGCCAATTGGAAGAGGAGGAAAGCTCATCAAAGGATGGGCCGGTCTCGAATGGCTGGAACTTCCAGATAACAATTCTTGGTGCAAGTAATCAGCAATCGAGGACCATTTCAAGGCTTGTAAAAAGTGCCCTGAATTGGAAAATACAAGCAATAACGGGGGGAACGCTCCGAACCAGATTCAGCGATGAAATAGACGCGAACTGGGAAACTGAAAATCAATATTTCCAAATAGTGCAGGAATACCGCGCACGCAAAGCTAAATAATTATGCCTTCAACTGGAGTAATCAATGGTACTGACTTGCGTCTCTACCTTGGTACAAAGCCAATCGGACACGCTACTTCCTGTACCCTATCCATGTCACGCGAAACGCGGGAGACGGTAGACAAGGACAACGTAGCAGGATACGCAACCTCGCAAGGTGGTCAGCGATCTTATTCCATTTCATTCGAGAATTTCTTATCCGAGGACTTGACGCTAAACACCGTTACAGTTAACGGTCTGGCTGATCTGATTACCCTATTTGAGGGCGAGTCATTCGCTTGGAAATTCACCACAGACGTAACGGGCGACCAGACTTTCTCCGGTACTGCAATCCTTACTGATCTTTCCTTAACGGCTCCCGTCGAAGAGAACAGCACAGTATCAGGAACGCTTACCGGAACCGGAGCACTTGTATCTGCTGCTGTAGTGTAAACCCAATAAAAACACCCCACAATGACAAATACAGTAGCAATAAAAGACCAGGAATGGCCGGTAAAGCTCAGTTTTTCAGCAATGAAAATGAGCCTGCCGCTATTCGGCCTTAAGTACGTGAGCGACTTTGACAAGATGCTCGGTATGCTATCCCATGACGGCCAGGACGAAGGCAAAGGAACGCCTGCGGAAGCGGTAGTGCCCTTTATTCGCAACGTAATCAAAGCAGGGCTTTCGTTCACGCAAGACAAGCGGGAACCGCCTAGCGAAGATGACATTGAGTACGCGCTTGACGAAGATATGGGATTTTACGTCCAGGTTATCCAAGCCCTTGCACCCGCCGAAGAGGAGGGAAAGAAGAAGCCGAGGACTACCAAGCGCTAGCGCTTGGGGTTCTCGGCTTATCGCTTGATGACTTTTATGCGCTTACCCCTTACGAGCTACTAGCGTCTGTATCTGCAAAAAGGATTTGGGAGCGGTCGCAATGGGAACAGACGCAAATGATGATGTACGCCATGTTGCTACCACATCAAAGTAAGAATGCGAAGCTAAAACCTGCTGATGTTTTGGACCTGCCATGGATGAAAACAAGGATCAAAAAGGTGGAAATATCGGAAGCGGATAAAGCGGAAGCAGAGAGAAAGAGGAAGGAGCGTTTTGCGAAATGGGACGCTGAAATGGCGGCCAAAAATACACCAAACTAAATGGCAAGATCGGACCTTCTTTTGCGGGTAGGATTGGATACCAGAGCTTTGAGCTCTGGATTTTCCAACCTGAATAAAAGCCTTAAGCGGTTTTCGTTTCAGGCCGAATCCGTAGGGCGCGATCTGACTACGCGACTAACGCTGCCTATTGCCGCTATTGGTGTAGCTGCTGTAAAAACCTTTGCCGATTTTGACAGATTGGAGAAGGGCCTTGCGACGCTTAACGGCGGCGCGGCTGGCGGTGCTGCATCATTTGCGCGGCTTAACAAGATTGTCCTTGACACGCGGACAACGCTAGATTTAAAGACAGCGGCTTTAGGTGCTCAACGGTTGCAGGGTGCGGGCCTTAGTGCCGAATTTGCAGAACGAACGATTAAGCAATTAGGTATTGCTGCTACTGTTTCAGGTTCTGCAATTGACGACGTAGGTGGTGTACTCAGACAGTTTACGCAAATAATTGGTAAGGGCAAGATTGAGCAGGAAGACTTAAATACGATCCTTGACAGGATGCCTGCTTTGGGCGCTGTAATAAAAAAGGAATTTGGGACGCAAACGGCGGAAGGAATACGCGCTACTGGCATTTCGATGGAGCAGTTTGTTTCAAGGGTAGTAACTGCCATTGAGACAAATAAAAACTTTCAAAACGTACAGGGCGGCCTTGCAAAGTCTTTTGAATCGTTCGGTAATGCGGTGCAAACGGGCATTCGGCCCATTGGTGAGGCTATTGCAAAGGCGCTCAATCTGGAACAGAATTTGCAGCGTTTAGGAGACTTTATCGGGCGGGCCTCACAAGCCTTTGCGGACCTAAACCCTAATGTTCAAAAATTCATTGTCATAACGTTGGGGGCTGCTGCTGCCGCCGGGCCTTTGATTTTTGCGACTGGCTCAATTGCTAAGTTTTTGCCTTTACTTTCTTCCGGGTTCAGCCTACTTAAAGGGCCGCTTTCGGGGATAACAGCATCATTCTTTTCTTTGGCTTTGGCGGCTGGAAAGGCACTGCCTGTATTTTTGATTGGAACGGGCAGCGCTTTTAAAAATGCAATTGGCTCGACGAAAGCCCTATTTACACAATTGCAATTCCTGTTCGGTATTTTCATTGCTGGCGGGCCTGCGGTAAAGGCTGCTGTTGTTGCAAGTACCTTTGAGAGCGCATTATTAAAGCTTCGCGGTGCTTTTCTCGCTGCGGGTGGCCCGATTACGTTGGTTATTGGTGCTATAGTTTTGGTTACGGCGGCAATCATTAAGGCTTATAAAAACAGCGAGTTTTTTAGAGAGCAGGTTGCTAGGTTGGGTAAAGTCTTTACGGACTTGCTAAGCCCTATTGGCGATTTAATCACTAAGGTGTTCCCTTCGCTGAAAGGATCAATTAAATCAGTCGGCGATGCATTTAGCTTTCTGCTTTCTGCTGTGGCTGCAATTGTGTCGGCTGCAATAGAACAGTTTTTGGCCCTTGTGGACATTGTGAAGGCTGTTTCAAATTCTATCCGTTCCTTTGCTTCGGGAGATTTAAAGGCGGCTTTAGGAAGTGCCAAAGAAGCCTTTGACCTTACTTTAGGTGGCGGCGCTGGGGAAAG